TGAGTACCCAGCAGGGTATCCAGTCGTAGCCCCTACATTGATGGTGTTACCCACACTGGCGTTCCCGCCAAACATCGGGTTAAAGCTCTTCTTGACCGAAACATCAAGGTAGTCACTAAGGACAAGTCTGTTTGACACAGCAGACAGGTTCGACTCCTGCCCGTACATGTTCATAAAGGTCTGGTAATACTCAACCTCAGCCGCTGTAGCGTCATCCTGGTCAAAGCAGTGAGACTCCCAGAAGTCACCAGCGCTGTCTGGCTTACTTGTTGGCTCGTCCTTCTTGTCCCCCAACCCAACCATCGCAGCGACCTGGACCGGCTCAGGGATAGACTGAATGCCAACCATCGTCAGCAATCGACCATCCCACTTACGAGGCTTCATTCCATCTACAGTGATGATGAGGAACTGACCTGCGTCAGTAAACCGTGGGTACTTGTTAGGGCGAGGCTTTGTGCGGCCCAGCGCGTAGCTGTGGATAACCCTGAGCTTGTTCGTCTCAAGGACAGCAATGAACACCTTGCCCCTTCTTGCATCAGTTAGTTCAGCGACAAAAGGGGGAACCCAATAAGCAACAACAAGCTCAGTCACTCCACCCCAGGTAAACGTGCCCAGGGTAAGGACCTCAGCGTTTTCAAGCGGGTTTTTCTCTACAAGACCACGACCCTCTTGCTCTTTACGCCAAGTAAGCAGCCTCTGATAGCCAAAGGCTTTGACGATCTCCCCCTCAAGAGAGAACTCAACGCCATCAATAGCGCCAGCAGAGCCTTTGCCTTGCCAGATCCGAGTGTCTAGACCAGCAACGTTAGCTGGCTCAAACGCAGTGAGCTTCCCGCGTGCCTTAGACATTGCTAAGCCTTAAACGTGTCGCCAGAGCCAGAGGCGTAGAGCCAAGTGCCCTTTCCTACGACCCTGCGGTTCCCCCTGCCAATCAAGACACGCTGCTGAAAGTTAAGCCTGTCCTGCATAATCATCCTCTGAATCCCAGCCTCATAACGACGCTGCGCCGCACTCGCCCTAGACTGCTCGTCTTCTGCGTTCAACATCAGCATCTCAGCACCGTCCAAAAGGACAGTCGAATAACCTGAGTCGAACATCGGACGGTCTTCATCATCATCAAGCTTAAGAGCCTCCATCATTAGGAGCATGTGAACTTGATAAGTTGAGTCTGGGTATGGGTAAAGCGTTAGGAACATAGTAGAGGCGCTGTCAGGCCCTCTAGTGCCTAGATAGTCGTCTGACTCTAGATCGGTAACA